GACAATCTCAGCGCCGCGCGTCGCGTAGCCCACCTCCAGGTCAGCGGTCGTCGGCGCTGCCGGTAGGCGGTAGAGCGCGCACGGCGCCTGCGCCGCTTGGGGCATTTGAATTCTGGGTGCATCCGCCAAGATCGGGCCGTGCGCCGCACAGGCCGTCATCAGCGTCGCGCAGGCGAGCAGCGCGGGCGGGATCGAGCGGGACATTGGCATCCTCCGATTTGAGCGCTTCAGGCATCAGGCGGGCGACAACGCCGTTGGCGGCGTCGCGCTGGCGGACCACGACCTCGACCCGCTGAGCGCTCTGTTGCGCGCCCTGCGTCTCAAGGCCCGCGACAGCGGCCTTGGCGAGCGCGGCCTCGGTCTTCGGCCGCTCGCGGGCGGCGGCGTCATGGCGGCCCTTCAGATAGAGCCCGCCGGCCACGCCCAGCACCGCCAGCATGGCCGTGAGGATCAGGATCAGGCGCGGGCTCATTGCGGCAGCCCCAGGCCATAGCCGCCGGCCCGCCGCGTCAGAACCTGCCGTCGCATCCGCGGATCGAAGGACACGTGACACCACGTCCCCTCCTCGATGATCTGATCGAAATCCAGATCCGACTCAGCGAGCGCCCGACAGACCGCGAGCGCATCGCCAAAGCCGTAGCAGTTGAAATCCACCGCGTGGCCGGTCAGGTGCGCCGAGGTCGCCGCCCCGCCCACCGCGCGGTTGAGCGAACGGCAGCGATAGCCGCTCGACACGGTGATCACCCCCCCGCCCAACTGGCGGCGCACCTCCTCCATCCGCGCCGCGGTCTCCCGCAGCGTCGCCACCACCTCCGGCGGCGGGGTGTTGTCGAACTCGCGATGCTGCGTGCACGCGAGTTCCTCCAGCGCGAAGTGCGCCGTCAGCTGAGTCACCATGAATCTCAGTCCTGCGGTGAATGGAGCCCGTTAGGGCGTGGGGCTGCGCGCCGCATGGACCAGCTTCGCCCAGTCCGTGACGGTCGCGCCGGCTAGGTAGAGGGTCGCCAGGACCACGTTGGCGCCGACCAGCGCCAGGCCTAGCCACTTGAGCGCCGCCGCATCATGCAGCCGCCAGACGATGCAGCCGACGCCGGCGCAGTTCAGCACCGTTGCGACGTAGGTGTAGATCCGCCGCCACAGCCAGCGGACCTCAACGGGCGGCGCCATCGGCGACCTCCTGCTTGGCGATGAGTTGTGCGCTTTCGAGCCGCGTGACGCGCGCCTGGTCGGCGGACCACACCTGGGCCAGGGCCCAGGCCAACATGGCGAGCGCGATGGCCCAGGACCGGTTCTTCAAACCCTCGACGGCTTTGAGGGTGCTGGCGGCCGAGACCTTGATTTCGCCCAGTCGCTCTTCGCAACGGGACTCGTGGTCGGTGAGGCGCTGTTCGAGCGCGGCCATTCGCTCAGCTTGAGTGGTCACGGGATTAGCGGCCCCTTCAAGATTGGCACGTCGAGGCCGGCGTTGACGTTCGTCGTCTGCCCCTTCGTCTGAGTGTTCGACGTCCCACTCGTCGTCTGCCCCGTGAACAGGTTGATCGGCAGACCGCTCAGCATCGCCACAATCTGCGCCGTGCTGGTCGTCGGCGCCTGAAGCTGCTGCTGGGTGATGTTGCGCAGGTCGTCGCCGGTCGAAAGCTGGCTCGCGATATTGGCGCGGTTGTTGGCGTCATAGGCTGTTGAGGCGTCGACGATCCCCTGCGCGGCCGCCAGGCGCTGGGCCTGCTGCTGCTGCTGCAGCTGCGCCTGCGACGTGGCCCCGCCGAGCGACTGGGCGAAGCCCTGCGACCGAAGATTGCCCAGCGACGTCGCCCGCGCCCGCGCCAGTTCCCCTTCCGTCGCCGATTGGGTCAGCGCCGCGCCCGATCCGCCGAACGCCCCGGAACCCGCCAGGTCGAGCGCCTGCTGCGCGCGCACCTTCCCGTCGCTGGCGTCGAGGTCGGCCGAGGTCGCGTTGACCACGTCGTTCAGGTACGGGTCCATGAACTGACCGATGTTGGCCGAGATGCTCGGCGCCTGGCGGTTCGCCACGCCGCGGTAGAGGTCGAGCGCGCCGTCGAAATTCCACGGGGAGCCGGAGAGCACGCCGGCATTAAGGCCCGCCGCGGTCTGCAGCGGATTGACCGGCGCGACTTGGCTCTGCGGATCCTGTCCCACCAAGCTGGCGACGCGCCCAGCCACACTCTGCGTCAGGTTGGACGCCCAGTCGGGCACGATCGGCGTCGTGGTGGAGTTGGTCTGGGTGTTGGACGTGCCGCTCGAATTCGACTTCGAGCCTCCGATCTTCAAGCTCATCCTAGAGGTCCTTTGCGATGATCCGCGCCAGCGGCGCGTAACCTTTGGTCTTGAGCGCCCGCGCCCAGCCGTCCCGCCCGATCACCAGCACGCGCCGGCAGCCGCACGCGCGGCCCCACGCCTCGGCCAGCGGCAAGAGTTCGTCTTCCAGGTCGTCTCGCGCGCCGCCGGCCAGCCAGATCAGCAGCCGCCGCTCGCCCGGATCGTCTTCGATGGCGGCCACCAGGGCGCCGCCTCGGCCGGTCCACAGCCGCGCCTCGCCGCGATCGATCGCGGCCCGCACATCCTCAAGGGAGTGGGTTCGTCCAGCGTGGTCGAGCGCGGCGTCGAGCCAGGGCGCTGAGCGCGCCCACTCCGCCGCGAAATTCATCGTCGCCCGGCCGCCGTGGCGTCGAACACTGGCTGGCCGATCCGGCACGCAGTTGGCGCGCTGGAGCCCGCGAAGGTCACCTTGAACAGCCGCCCGGAGACCAGGATGTCCGTCTTGGCGTCGCCGGGCGACATCGCGGGCGCAGCGACGATCAGCTCTTCGTCCTGCGGATGGCGCCGCGCGGTGATGCTCACAGCCACCGGGCCAAGTTGATCCTTGAAATCCGGCCAGACCTCCCGGACCAGCAGGCAGCTGTCCGGATCGAGATAGCTGTCGGCCGTCTCGATGAACCAGGAAAAGGCCTGGCCGTCCGCCGAATGTCCCTTCTCGTGGTGGTAGGCCACGCCGTCATAGGTGACGCCGATCGGATAGAGCGATGGCCCCGCGTCGACGAAGGCCGTCCGCGCCATCACACCGCGATGCCAGGCGCCTGCATCCGCGCCGGAGAGGGCCAGCGCCAAGTATCGACTGTTCTCATAACCGTCGCGGCTGTCAGGATAGTCGAAACGGATCTCCGAAAACTCGGCGTTGGACGACGCCACGACCTTGTCGCCCTGGCTGGCCGCCAGCCGATCGGCGAAATCCTGGCGGATCGGGCACGCGATCGGCTCGGGCTGGCCGCCGACGCCGTAGCTGTAGAACTGCCGGTCTGGGCTCACCCAGAAGGCGGTTTGCCCGACGACCACCGCCGCGTTCGGCCCGACCAGGCCACAGTTGCGGCCCACCCGGTCGAAGCGCCAGGGCTGGTTCAGCGACCCGACGAAGGTTCCCAGGAACAGGGCGTCGCTCGTCCACACCAGCATGTAGGGCCCGACCATCCGCCCGGCGACGATCCGGCCGCCGCCGGTGAGCACATACTCCCGCGCGGTCGAACCGTCGGCGAGCGTGCTCCACTGGGTGTTGTCGCGGATCGAGGAGTGGCGGATGCAGAGCGGGTTGAAGGTCCCGGAAACCTCCTCGTTGCAGCCGAGCGCAAAGACCTGGTAGCCGCCGTTCAACGGCGCCACCAGCATGTGCGTGACATTCGCCGGGGCATTGGCCAGCGCCGCGGCAGGCGCGCCTGTGTCGTTGGTCCACGCGAAGATCGTCTGGTTGCGCGGGCTCGCCAGCAGGTTCTGCCCCCATGCCCCGAAGGACCAGGTCAGCGGGAAGTAGTCGGTTGTCGACGGCTGTCCAAAGCCGCCGACCCCGTAGCCGCCGGTGCCGTAGCCTGCTCCGCCCGCCCCATCGATCGCGCCGGCCGCGAAGCCCGACGCCGGCGTGATGTCGAACAGCGCCCCGCCCTGCCAGAGTTGCAGCTTCGAATGGGTCCCGAACGCGATGTTCAGCACCGCGGCGTTGTCGGTCCAGGGAAACACCGTCCGGCAGACCCCCGTCAGCGGATCCGCCGACAGGCTTTCCCACCCACCGATCGTCTGCGCCCGCCCCAGCCGGAACCGCACATTGGACCCATCAGCCCACCGCCCGTTCCCAGCAAAGCTGGTGTCATCGCCGTTCAACCCCGGCGGAAGGTCGAGGGGAATTCTCATGGTCTTTTACGATCTTTGGGCCGCCGAGCGCTTCGTCACGAGCGACGCTGTGATTGATTGAGACAGTGGGATACCGCTGACGCAGCAGCGTGACTCGGAGCCCTTCCGTCGATCGAAATAGCTGGCGCCCCTCGCGGAGGAGCACATGGGTGTTCCCCTCGCGGCGCCCTCAGATTAGAATCGTGGGATGTCTCTGACGTATGATCCTGGGTTGTTTTCGGCGCCGGACCTTGAGGCTGCCAAGCAGATCATTCTCACGACCGAGGGCGGTGTCACGTCCGACGTTCGTTGGCAGCGGGAGACCCCCTATCTAGCCGACCTTATTGGTCGCGAACTTCGACTCAAGCCGGGCCAGATCGTTCTGGACTACGGGTGCGGTGTTGGACGTCTGGCGCGCGAACTGATTCAACGCTTCGGCTGCATGATACTTGGCGTCGACATAAGCCAGGAAATGAGAACTCTAGCTCCGAACTACGTTAATTCATCGGCCTTTTCAGTAGTTTCTCGCCAGGTATTTGATGCACAGATAAGAAACGGCTTGCGCGTAGACGCAGCCATTTCGGTTTGGGTGCTTCAGCATTGCCTGAGACCACAGGAGGACATTCGACTGATCCGCACAGCTCTGAAGACAGACGCCCCGTTACTAGTGGTCAACAATAACGGCCGCGCTGTTCCAACTGTAGAGAAGCGCTGGGTCAGCGATGGAGCTGACGTTCGTGCATTATTGTTGGATTGGTTCAAACTTGAGCAAGATGGAAAGTTAGATGAAAGCATGGTAGGAAAATTGATTTCAGAGCACACGTACTGGGCGGTCTACGCTTAGCCACGCGCGGCACGCGTGAAGACTGCATAGAGAACACCACCACCTCCCACCGCGACCGCGCCCCCGCCGCCGCCGCCACCGCCGCCTGGGCTCTTGCCAGCGAAACTTCCGAACGCCCCTGCTGCACCTGCCAACAGATCGCCAAAGTCGCTGAAGCCCCCAGCGCCGCCACCGCCGCCGCCCGGCCCATTGTTTAGACCGGCGGCACCTCCATGATCTCCGGGAGATCCCGCTGTGGAAATCGATCCTCCAGAACCACCGGGCCTGTTGAGGTCGCCATTTACTGCGACGCCACCTGCGGCACCAGCATCCGAAGTGGCTCCAAACCCTCCACCTGCTTTGACTACAATTCCGCTGGGGAGGATCAGCCGTGATTCACCGCCGTCGCCGTCGGCGGCACCGCCGGCTCCAACGACATAGCCAATGCTATCGCCGGGCGCGCAGCGAAACCGTCGATAGACGGCGGCACCCCCACCGCCCGCGCCTTGCCCAACAAGGCCGCCGCCGCCGCCGCCGCCCCACAGCCAAAGCTCCGCCAGAGTGCGGAATGAAGGGGCGCGGATCGTCCCACTTCCCACTGATCGGGTATTTATCTGCACGATACGCAGGCCGGAATTTCCGGATGCCATGCGCTGGCCGAGAAGTCCTCTTATTCCGACAGCCGCGGCCATCAGTAGTCCTGCCACTCGGCTTCGAATGTCACCGTCCCGGTCACACCCACCGCCACGTGAATCTCCTCACTGGCGCTCAGGATCTTGGGGCTGTCGTCTGAGTAGCCAAAGTCAGTGATTGGCGGCGCGGTGGTCTGGGCCATGGTGTAGGCCGCCATCAGGGCGCTGTTGGTGAACCGCTTGGTGGTGCCGGCGTCCAGCGAGCGAAACTCCTGCAGCTGCGTCGCCGTGACGGTCGCCTGCGGGATGGCCCGGAGCTTGGTCAGCCGGGCGCCGTTTGGACCGGCCGTGACCAGCTTCTGGGTGTTGGTCGGTGTCGACCCGTAGGTCGTGTTGGCCGTCGTGCAGACCACCGAATTCGACTTCGGCGTCTGGGGTGTGATGATCGAGTTGGCTGTGCCCGCCATGGGGTGCTCCTAAAGAACCACGGCGAGCGCCACGGCTCGCCCGAGGAAGGCTGCGTTGTCGGTGAGGTCGGCGGTGCTGAGCGCCTGCCAGCTCGCCGTCGTCCCGTCGGTCTTGATGACCTTGCCGGCGTTCCCCGCCTGGGCGGGCAAGTTGCCGGCGTTGTAGGACCAGGCAGTCGCGGCGATGTGGTCCTTGATCGAAAGCCCGCCATATCCCGGCGTCTTCACATTGATCCCGTCGCAGGCGACCTGAACGATATCGCCGGCGTCGACCGCCACGACCGCGCCGGCGCCGGTGGTCAGAGTCACCGCCGCCGAACAGGCGTTCCACACCAGGTAGCTCTTGCTCACGGACGGCAACGTCACTGTGAACGGCCCCGCGCCGGTGAATTTCACCATCGCCGCGCGCGCCTCGTCGTCGCCGGCGTTGGCGGTCGCGAGCGCTCCGTCAGCGGTCAGCGCCTTGGTCAACCAGCCGGCCACCGCATAGTCGGCGTGGCCCAGGACCGCGTTCAGCTTGTCGCCCCACAGGTTGATGTTCTCGCCCGTGAACTGCAGCTCGAACCGCAGCGAGGGAGACCAGGACGAGGGCATCAGCCGATCACCGCGCCGGTGTCCTGGCGGATCCAGTGGACGCCGTCGGAATGGGCCAGGGTGCTGAGGTCGCTGACCAGCGCCACACACTGCGGATAGGACGCGGCCGGCGGCAGCTTGGCCTGGACGGCGGCGAACACCGGCTTGGGCTCCTCCGGCGTCTGCAGCTCGCGGATCGCGTCGTGGATCGACTTCAGCACGGTGTGGAAGGCGGCCGGGATTCCCGGCCCGATGGGCGTCAGCATGGTCAAAGTCCCCTGGTGATGTCGAAGCCGCCCGCCGTGCGCGGCGGAAGGTCGGTGACGAGCGCCCGCGCCGCCCGGGCGCGGGCGTCCTTGGCGTTGATCTCTTCGATGGCCCGCGAAAGCCTGGCCTCGTAGGCGCCGGCCAGCGCGTCGTCCCGCAAGAACGGTCCGGCCTCGCAAAGCGTCGCGAACAGATAGGCGTCGGGATAGTCGCTCAGCAGCGGATTGGTCGGCGCCGTGTCGGACAGCGCGAACTTCACGAGCATGCGCAGGACGAAGCCATAGGCCTGGTCGCAGGGTCGCTCGAAAGCCAGGTTCGCCCCGTCGATGCTCCAGCAGCGCGGCTCGCCGCGCAGGCTCGAGACGCCCAGCAGGCTGGGTTCGATGAACCGCAGGGCCTCCCGCTCGGCGCCGCGCACGATCCATAGCGCCAGAGGCTCGGCAAAACCGGCCGGCAGCGCGATAGTCCGCACGCCCACCGTCGCGGTCAGCGCCGCCTCGGTTTCCGCCAACCTCGCTCTCAGCACCCGGTTGAGCCGGCTCTCGGCCAGCGCGATGAATTCCGGAATCCGCGCCGTCAGGTCGCCGCGCACCAGCCAGTTGGCCGCAGCCGCCTGCAGCTCGGCATAGGTCGTGATCGCCATGGCCGCCTCGATTGGAAATGTCGGAAGGACCCGGGCGGCCGTCGCCGACCGCCCGGGGGTTCAGCGAGCTTGTCGCTAGTGGTTCGCCAGCCGGCAGGCGAGCTGCGGCCGGATGGTCTTGAACCCGTAGAGCACGTCGAGGCGGCACGGGAATTTGTCGTTGTTGATGTCGTACTGGCGGACGATCCGCATCGACACCCCGTCGAAGGCCTCGCGGGCGGCGAAGTCGACGCCACGCGGCATCACCATGTCGGCGCTGGCGAAGGCGAAAGCTCCCTTCTGATAAGCCATGGAGATCCCGTAGTTGGTGGAGGCCGTCCCCGAGAAGGTGATGGCGGCCGCCGAGGCCGGCGAGCCCGACACGTTCTGGCCCGCGCCGCTGGTGACGATCGCCGGGCTGATCGTGAACGAGGTCGTGGTCGAGGTCCCGCTGATCACGAACTGCTGCAGGATCCCCGTCGACTGCTTGGTCTCCGGATGCACCCGGAAGACGCCGGCGATCGTAAACACGTCGCCGAGCGCCGGGACGCCTGTGCCGGTGTTCACCGTCAACGCGCCGCCCGCCTGCGAGGCGCCGTTCACCTGATAGCCCGCCGCGGCGCTGCGCGGATGCGACGGCCACAGCGTGTTCTCCATGAAATCGAACCCGGCGGTCCGGCCCATGAAGCCCTCGCGGTTCTGCTTGCCGATCGTCGTCTGGTCGTTGAACAGGCCCTTCAGGGCGTCCACCAGGTCGACGTTGTCCTGGGTGTTCAGATTGCAGGTCCGACCGTTCAGCGGCGCCAGGTTGTCCACCAGGATCTTGCGGCCCTGCAGCACCTTGGTGAAGGTCGCCGCCTGCCCCTGGTTGTCCACCTGGTTGTAGACGTCGCGGTACATGGTCATGGCGTCGGCCTCGATGTTGGCCGCCAGCACGCTCATCGCTGGTTCGATGATCCGCTCGGAGAAATCGTCCAGCGCCAGCGTCAGGTCTACCGACGTGAAGTTCAGGTCGACGCCCTTCTGCGTCTGCACCTTCAGGTCCACCGAGGTCTCGGTGGTGTCCTGGGCGGCCAGCGTCGAGCCGGTCCGCACCGTGTACTGGTTGGGCAGGCGCACCTTCAGGGTGTCGCCCACCTTGGCGCCCTGGCGGGCGAAGCTGTCGTCGTATTCGCGCGTGATCGAGCCCACGAAGTTGAGCTTCTGATGCAGCACGCGCAGGGCCTCCCGCGTCACCGCGGTCGGCGTCAGGATGGCGTTGGCCATTCGGTCGTCCTTTCAGGATGGGGTGTGGAACCGCCGCGCGGAAGCCGCCGAGGCGCAAGGAATGCGCGTGTTCGGGCGGCCGGCGCTCAGCCGGCGGCGGCAGGTCGTGGATGGGTCGGGCCGAGCCCGGTGATCGAAGCTCTTGGCGTCGCCGCACAGCCTCGATGCGAACTCGAGAAGGCCGCGCGGCTTGCGCTCGCTACGGCTAAGGTCTAGTTTCGAACGAAACAGGAACTTCGGTCTTGGGTGGCATCTCAAAAACAGGTTGGGTGCGTGTGATCACGCGCTATGTCGTCGCTCCCGTCCTGGCCGGCGTGCTCGCGGCTCTTGTCGCCTCCGGCGTCGCGGCGGCGCGCCCCGCTGTGGATATCGGACTTATGCCGCTTCTGGGCGTCGCGGGCGCGGTGCTGGTCACCTGGATCGTGGCCGCGGTCTCGGACAGGGGTCCGATCGTTCGGCGGGTGCTGTTGCCGTGGGCGCCTTGCGCGCTGATCCTCGTGTTCGTGATCGTCATGATGCTGAGGCCGGCGCACGACAGCTGGGACCGCGA